ACCAGTTTTAATAACATTCTCAATATCTAAATAATCTGTTTTTTTACTTTTATTTGGTACAACTTTGTTATAAATATCCATTGGTACTTGTATTTGTTTTTTGCTCCAAGAATTAAATGTTGAACATAAATATTCATACATTTTTTCAGTTATATTGTCCTTTAAGGCATAACATATACTCAAAAATGAAGCCATTGTTTCTGCAGCAGACCATTTTGTACAATCACCATTTACATACATTAATTTATGTTTCTCTGTAAAGGGATTATAAAATATTCTGTCAAGCATACTTTGCATTTCTAAAGTTTTCTCATCACCTGGTATACTTATTGCTTCATTAGGTGAATTAGTGGATAATTCTTTAAAAAAATTTTCAGTACCTCTAGCCAAAGCTTTAGCACCAATATTAACAACATAAAATTCTCTCTTACTACCATATTGTGCTTTAATACAAATATCAGCAATAACTTTACCATTATCATTTAATATAAAATCATTTGCCATTTTAATAGTTGTATCTAGTTTAGGGTTATCTTCTATTTTTTTTCTAATATTGTTTCCATAACTTTTTGTCTAGGTTTTTTGTTTTTTTATTATATAATTTGCTATGTGTTTGTAAAATAAAATATTTGATTTTTTCTTCCTCTTCTTTAGATAATTGTTTTTTTTCTATATATTCTATTCTATTTTTTTTTATATCTCTTTTAGTTGTTTCTTTATTTTGAATTATTTCTCTATCAATATCAGCTATTACAGCTTTAGTACTTAAAACTTCGCCAATTGATTCATCATTTAATTTATGAATTATTTTTTTAAAATTTGGTTTTTCTTTTGCAATTGTATATTTTACAGAATCAATAATTATTGAAGTGCAACAACCAATTTTTGTATCATATAATAAAAATTTTTCAAAATCATCACTATTAGTAAATTCACCATCTTTAAAACTAGAAGGTAAATTTTCATATTCATTTTGATATTGTATGATTGTTTTTAAAGCTTTAATATTTTCATGGAAAATGTTTGAAGGTTCTTTCATTGTATGTACATAGATAAACGTTTCATCAAGTAATTCAGTTATATCATGCATATTATAATCAAACCAAAGTGAAGGCATATCAATTAAACCACCTATTGTATCTATCTTTCTAACATTGAGATCCATTTCTATTCTTTTTTGATTTATTCCATCTGTAATTGCTTTTTGATGTATTAATTTTAATCTTGTAAATATTCTATGAATTAACCAAATTTCAAAACAAGTATGATAAGGTGAACCAAATTTTTCAGTTAATAACTTAGATATGTTTGTATATATTGATAAAGAAGACATATAAGCATATCTTAAATCCATTAACAATTCTGCAATTTTTTGATTTGTTGCATAAGATATAATTGTTCTTAAACAAAAAATTTTTTCTAATTTTTTCGAAATTAAATAAGTTGTGGGATTTGGAGATGACATGACACTATTCATTGAACTAGCTAATGTTGAATAAAATGAATCTCTCATAAATGTTATTTTTGACAATGTTAATCTTCTCCAATTTGAATAAACATAATAATAATCTTCTACTTTTACTTTTTTAACATTGCCAAAAAACCCATTACAATATAAATCTGGTGTTTTTGTTTTTATAACTGTATAAAAAGGTTTACCAATATCATGCTTGATTGACGTATAAGTACCAGCAACAATTAAACACATATTGGATATACCACAATTAGAAAAATAAAAATGCCCAGGAGAAATATTTATATTCATAATATGCATTAATTGTTGATAAAAAAAATGACACATTCTACTATAAACATAAGAGTTTGTATTATATAAAATATTGTAATATTGTGTATAATTATCAATTGATTGTTCTTTTAAAATATTTGCCATTTTAGAATCATC